GGTCTGATTACCACGCGACTACCACCGCTGGTAATCGGGCCTTATTTTTTAAAACAAAATCAAATGATAGTATCAGTTTTTAAGGACTTATATAAGTCCAAAGACGTACCGTTTCACGTTCCACTTGATAAGATTGTCAAGAGAATACAAAAGGGGACATCCAAAGAACTTGTCGAACAAATTAGAAACGGCAACGACAAGCTCAAAAACAATTTGCCCTGCATTATTTTTGCGGGTACGTTTACCGAGCGCAACTCAAGTTCACTTCAAAAGCATTCGGGACTTATGGTCGTCGACTTTGACAAGTATCCAAGCGTTGAGGTAATGCACGAACAACTGGAGCTGCTCAAGTCAAACCCTCACTTTTTACTTTTATTTATATCCCCAAGTGGTAAAGGAATAAAAGGGGTTATAAAAGTTAGTGATGAGTTGACTAAGGACACACACCCGAAAGTATTTAAGGAGTTTTATAAAAAATTTGAATACGACTATTTTGACATTGTCAATTCAAATGTTGACCGTGTTTGCTTTGAGTCTTACGATCCAAATATCTATGTCAATATGGAGGCCCAAACCTTTGAGCCAATTTTAAAAGACGAGGGTTTTAATGTAAGCGAGAGAACGCCACTTGTTCCAATTACTGACGAGGACAAAATAATTGCGAAAATAATGTCGTGGAATTGGTCAAAGGATTTTGTTGAAGGAGAACGCAACTCTTATATTTTTGATTTAGCGGGTGCATTTTGCGAGTACGGAATAAGCCAGTACAATTGCGAGATGTATATTTTAAACAATGTAGTAATTGGCGAGTTTTCAGAACAGGAGGCAAAGACCACAATTAAAAGCGCATATAAAAAGCGCAATTTTGATACCAAATACTTTGAGAACTATGAGAAAATAAATAGTATTAAAGTTGATTTAAAAAGGGGTAAAAAGGAAGTAATAGAGAAATACGGTATCACGGAGGGTACTTTCGACGAAATAAAGGAAGTAGCAGAACACGACGACTTTTGGTGTTATACGGATAAAAATAAATTAAAGATTGACAATCTTAAGTATAAATTATTTTTGGAGCGAAACGGTTTTAAAAAGTACTTCCAAAGCGACGCTCAAAAAGCCTCTTGGATTTATGTCAGCTCCAACAAAGTTGTGGAGACCTCAGCCGAAAAAATTAAGGACTTTGTGTTAAATTATTTATTGGAACGTAACGAGTGGGATGTTTGGAATTACTGCGCCTCGTTTCAAAACATTTTCAGCGAGACTTATTTATCCATGATTGAAAGCGTCGAGCTTCTAATGCTCCAAGACACTAAAACAAAGTCTTACATCGCATTTGAAAACGGCATTTTAGAAGTTACCAAAGACACAACCCGATTAGTTGATTTTATCGATGTGGATGGCTACGTTTGGAAGTCTCAGATTATTGGGCGTGATTATGTCCATTTGGAGCAATACGAGAACGAATACGCTACTTTTATTAAAAATATAAGTAATAATGAGCCGCTGCCAATTGAGTGCGTTATAGGCTATCTTTTGAGTACTTATAAAAATAAAATGAATAATAAGGCAATAATCTTAAATGATGAGGTTATAAGTGAAAATCCTGAAGGCGGAACAGGTAAAGGACTATTTGTGCAGGGCCTTAGACAAATTCGTAAAGTGAGTATATTGGATGGTAAGACGTTCGACGATAAAAAGTCATTCCCTTATCAAACAGTCAGCCCCGAAACGCAAGTACTGGTATTTGACGACGTCAAACAAAACTTTGACTTTGAAAGCAAATTTAGTTTGGTAACCGAAGGAATGACTTTGGAGCGTAAAAACAAAGACGCTATTAAATTAAAAGTTGAGGAAAGTCCGAAACTTGTAATATCGACTAACTACGCAATTAAAGGCGAGGGCAATTCGCATGACCGAAGACGCTTTGAGATTGAATTCGCTCAATACTACGGTAAAGCCTTGACGCCTTACGATGAGTTCGACCGCCAGTTGTTTGATGACTGGGAGCTTAACGACTTCCAACGCTTTGATAATTATATGGTTTATTGTTTGCAGTGCTACTTAAAACTCGGACTTGTACCTCAAAACGCTAAAAACATTAAGATGAGGAAATTTATAGCCGAAACTTCAATGGAATTTTTAGAATGGATAAAAGACATCGAAAACGTACCTCACAACGATAGGCTTGAGAAGTCTTTGTATTATATCAATTTTACAAATGAATATCAAGACTTTAAAAAATGGCTCACAAATAAAAAGTTTAACATTTGGGTGCAGAAATACTGCAACTTTATAGGGGCCGAATACCTAAGCGGAAACTCAAACGGCTTCCGTTGGTTTACAATTAAAACTGATACTAACCAAGTCGATAACAACGACGAAATATTTTTTTAAACATGAAAACAGTAAATAGCATTTCTGGAGGTCAGACCTCAGCTTTTATCGCTGCAAACTATCCAGCGGATTACAATGTTTTTGCTTTAGTAACTACTGACGATATTAAATGTCAATATCCCGATGCAAAAGTCAGACAAATGGTAAGTGATAAAATAGGCAAGGAATTTATAGGTACTCTAGAGGATGATTTAATAATTAAAACTATTATTGAACTTGAACAATTTATAGGCTATAAAATAGATTGGGTTGCAGGAAAATCATTTGATAAGGTTATTGAAAGAAAACCAAGACAAAATGGAGATAAAGTAGTATATATTCCAAATCCAACTATGAGGTTTTGCACAACTGAAATGAAATTAAAACCAATTTTTGATTGGTGGCACAATAAAATTAATGAACCTGCTGAATTTAGAATTGGATTTAGAGCAAATGAGCAGTCAAGAGCAAAAAATATGATTGATAAATTAAATAAAAATGGTTTAAGTGAATTTAAAACTATTGTAGGTCAATCATCTAATGGAAGAAATAAATGGAAAAACGTTGAGTGGCAAAAACCATCTTTTCCGTTAATTAAAGACGCTATTTTTAAAGACAATGTTATTGAATATTGGAAAGGAAAGCCAGTTACTTTTGCAGTTCATAATAACTGCATAGGTTGTTTTCATAGAGAAGTTCATTTTTTAAAATTTATGTCAGACAAACACCCAAATAAATTTCAATGGTTTATTGATAGAGAAATTGAATCTCGAAAAGTTTATAACGACAGAAGTTGGAATTTAAAAGTTTCTTATGAAAAAATTAAATCTTATAATTTTCAATTTGAAATGTTTGATGATGATTTCAACGAATGCGATAGCGGATATTGTGGACTTTAAAATTTAAACTATGAGAGATTGGAAAGATATTTTATACGATGAACAAAAACACTTAGGCAGTGTATTTTTAGATCCTGTAATGAAATTACGACCATACCAAACAAAAATCTCAGCCGAGGCGGTTGAGATTTTGCGAAATAAAAAAATCGTTTACCTCGCGATGGAGGTGCGCACTGGCAAAAGTTTAACCGCTTTAAATACGGCCCAACTTTATGGAGCCAAGCGAGTGTTGTTTTTAACAAAAAAGAAAGCAATCTCCAGTATTGAATGGGACTACGACAACTTCGGGTTTACGTTTGATTTAACAATCATAAACGATGAGAGTTTACATTTAGTAAATGGGGAGTTTGATTTAATCATACATGACGAACACCACCGTTTTGGTGCATTCCCTAAACCGAACGCAACGGCTAAGGAATTTAAAAAGCGATTTAGTAAACTGCCTATGATATTCCTAAGCGGTACGCCAACGCCTGAGTCATACTCACAATGGTTTCATCAATTTTGGGTAAGTGATTACTCGCCTTATAAAAACTATGCTAACTTTTATAAGTGGGCCGCTGAGTACGTCGACATTAAAGAGAAACGCTTAGGGCATGGCATTGTTAAGGACTACTCAAACGCAAAAGAGAATCTTATTCGAAGATCCACACGGCCGTATATTATAACTTTTACACAAAAAGAGGCAGGCTTTACTACAAGCGTCAACGAGATGGTGCTGGAGTGCGAGATGCAGCCAATCACATACGAGGTCATTCGACGACTTAAAAAGGACTTAATCGTTCGCAACGGACAAGGGCAGGTCATTTTAGGCGATACAGGCGTTAAGTTGATGCAAAAAATGCACCAACTGTCAAGCGGGACTTGTAAGTTTGAGGACGGCAGCAGTAAAGTAATAGACGACTCAAAGGCTAAGTTTATAAAGGATAAGTTTCAAGGCGAGAAAATCGCAATCTTTTATAAATTCAAGGCTGAATGGGACGCGCTCCTTCAAGTATTTGGAGCCGATTACTTGACAAATTCAGTCGAGGAGTTTGACGCAACCAATAAAAACATCGCGCTTCAGATACTTTCCGGCAGGGAAGGGGTGTCTTTAAAAAATGCAAAGTATCTCGTCTACTATAACATCGATTTTAGTGCAACGAGTTACTGGCAAAGCCGTGATCGCATGACCACAATGCAGCGACAAGAGAACGAGGTCTTTTGGATATTCTCAAAAGGAGGCATTGAATACGATATTTATAAGACCGTGCAACAAAAAAAAGACTTTACACTTGCGATATTTAAAAAACTTTAATTATATTTGACCACCGCCAAGAGAAAACACACAACTAACAACACCCTTCTTTTGCACTTGGCGGTCAATTGAGGGGTGTTTGTTTTTATTATTTGATTATTCACTTATGAAATACATACTTATTTTTTTAATATACGAAATGCTTAGGCCGTATTTAATTCGATTGTTCCACTACATAATATCACGACTTTGACCGAGCAGCAGATTCAAACGAAAATTAAACGCAAACTGATTGAGCGGGGTTGGTATGTCACGAAACTGATTAAGACATCTACCAACGGAATTCCCGACCTACTGGCAATCAAATACGGCAAGGCGATGTTTATAGAAGTGAAACGCGAAGGCGGGAAGCTATCGCCAATTCAAGAGCTGCGCATTGAGGAGCTAAAAGCCGCAGGGGCAATAGTAAAAATATGGACTGACTTTGATACTGATTTTAAATAATGCCTTATATTGCACTTTGTAAAGTATTTAAAGTATAAAAACTAAAATTTTTATAAAATAGTGCTTTAATATACACTTTTTATGACACCAAAAGAGAAACTGATATTTGAACTCGATAAAATACTTAATGAAATACCAAAAGACTTTGATTTTATTGATTATGTTTTTGTTTGTTCTAAATCTTTTGAATGTAAAATAATAGCTTATAAAGGAATACAAATATACTTTGATGGCAGAATAAAAGAAAATACTATTTATTACATGGAAAACCCATATTTTGATTTTAAATAATATGACACCAAAACACTACGACAACCAGCAGCAATATGACGTCATCGACATCATTAAGGACTACGACCTAAATTTTAACGAGGGTAATGCAGTCAAGTACATCGTAAGGGCAAGACGCAAAGGCGCACACCTGGAAGACCTGCGCAAAGCGATGCACTACCTCGACCGCGAAATCATACACCACGAGGCTAAACTAAAATTTAAGTAATATGACTGCAGTTGAATGGTTAGAAGAAAAATTATTTAAATCATCAACCGATGATTTTGTAGATAATATAAATAAATGGTTTTTACAAGCAAAAAAAATGGAGAAGCAGCAAATAATGGAGGCTTATAATGAGCGAGGTTATAAATATGAATCTTTTGACGACTTACCTGAGGAGTATTATAATAATACTTATAAAAAATGAGAGCAGGCTCGAAAATATATAAAGGACTTGAGGTGCCAATTAACGCACCGATCCACATCAATAAGCAAGGGCGTGAGTTTTATATAAGTGGATTGTGTTACAATACCGCTTTTTGCCGTTATATAGATACAGGGGAAATAATTGAGATAAAAAGTAACTTAGTATCAAAATATTTAGTAGGTTTGTAGCGATATGGTAAAACCACACACGATAAGTACGCAGATGTGGCTTGAGCAAGAGGATGACACTCTTGGAATGGGCGGGAGCTTTGTCGAATTTCGGGTAATGGTTGACGCAATCAACGGCTACTGGATCGAGAACGAAAGCGAAATTTGCTTAGTCATTCAAGGAACGGTTTACTATGTCGAGAACAACGACGCTTTGCTCTTGTTTTTGTCTGAGTATTTTAATCCAATGCGGTTATGATACTGGCAGAGTTAGCCAAAAAAGACGCACAATGGCGCAAGATGGCTTTCCAAATATGCAAAGACAAGGACTTGGCTGACGAGTTAGTACAGGAAATGTATCTTAAATTGTATCAAAATACCAATCTAATCAAAGATGGTTATATTTATACAGTTTTAAGAAACTTATTCTATGACTATACTAAGCAGCAAAAGGATTTAATAATCGATTTTAGTAATATCGAAATCTTAGACGATGGAGACTATATCGAGCCAATCGATTACAAGGCCCTTATAAAAGGCTTAACTTGGTATGAGCGCACAATGTTTGAGCTTTCAACTTTAGTCGGTCAACGTGAACTCAGCCGACAAACAGGCATACATATTCAAACAATCCATCGGATCAATAAGATGGTAAAATCAAAAATTTATGGCAAAAAGAAGGACTAAAAAAGAAATTCAAGGTCTTGGCGATGTAATCGCTAACATAACCAACTCAGTTGGTATTGAGCCTTGTCAAGGTTGCAAAGAGCGTCAATTTGGACTGAATCGTTTATTTAACTTCAAAAGAGTTAAAAGCGAGATGTCAGCAGAAGACAAAGAATCGTTTAAAACATTCCTTGAGCCTAAAGGGCAACGCGTACTCGATGGAAAACGTACTGAGTTAAACTTAGACGACGTGACCTATTTAAACGCCTTATATCTCAAATACTTTGGTTTAGACAATAGCAACTGCCCAACCTGTTCAAAGGTACACGAGCAAATAATAAAAGACCTCAACAAACTATCAAATTATGGAGGCTAACGAATTCGGTCTATTGTGTGAATTTTTAGACAAACTAATCGACAACAAACCCGAAGACGTTACTCATAACGAGCTTTGGCTATCTCCCAACCTATTTGATATTTTAAAACTCAAGGAATACCGCGATTTTAAGATACAAACCGACGAAAATATACCAGTTAACCAAGTAATTATAGGACAATGGCTTACTCCCAGCAACAAATAGACGACACTTTCGACGAAATCTTAAGAGAAATCGAGCAAGGAAACTCACTTATCTCGATTTTAAGACGTAAAGAATTCCCAAGTACTGCAACGTTTTATCAGTGGTTGGAAGCAGACGAAGACAAAGCAAAAAGATACGTGCGCGCGTGCGAAATCCGAGCTGACGTGATATTCGAGGACATTATTGACATCGCGGATCACTCCGACGAAGACCATACACCATTCACTGGAGCAAATGTGGTGCAACGTGATCGCTTAAAAATCGACGCTCGCAAATGGATTGTTGCAAAATTGCACCCAAAGAAGTACTCCGATAGAGTGTATCAAGACATCACAACGCACCAAGAGCAACCACTTTTCCCCGATGTTTGTACGAACAACAGTAATTAATAAAGTCTTAGGACTTAAAAAATTCACAAAAGGAATACAAGGAGGCACCTCAGCGGGCAAGACCTTCGGAATCCTTCCAATACTTATTGACTTATGCTGCAAAACCGAACTCCTCGAGATTTCGGTTGTAGCGGAGTCGATACCCCACTTAAAAAGAGGGGCAATAAAAGACTTCAAAAAAATAATGGTGTTAACAGGTCGATGGAATCCGCAAAGATGGAACGCGACCGACTTTAAATACACATTCGCAAACAACTCAGCCATCGAATTTTTTAGTGCAGAGAACGACTCAAAGCTTCGAGGTGCAAGACGTGATTACTTGTACATGAACGAGGCCAACAATATGACCTTTCACGCTTACACCGAACTCGCCTCGAGAACTAAAAAAGGCGTCTATTTGGATTGGAATCCCGTCAACGAGTTTTGGTTTCATACCGATTTGATGAACGACCACGACGTCGACTTTTTAATTGTGAACTACGAGGACAACGAGGCCTGCCCCGAATCTGCCTTAAATTTTATTCTCAAAGCAAAAGAGAAAGCCAAGACCTCAACTTTTTGGGCGAACTGGTATAACGTTTACGGCTTAGGTCAACTCGGATCACTTGAGGGCGTTGTGTTCCCGAATTGGGAACAAATAGACACAATACCTCAAGAGGCGAAATTCTTAGGTTGTGGCCTCGATTTCGGCTACTCGAACGACCCATCCGCTTTGATTGGAATATACGAGTACAACGGCAAAATAATAGCCGATGAAATGATTTACTCGACCTCACTTTTAAACTCGGACATCATTCGATTAATGAAACAAGACAAACGCCTCCCAATTTGGGCCGACTCAGCCGAGCCAAAGTCAATCGAGGAGATACGCCGAGCGGGTTTCAATATCAAGCCAGTGGTAAAGGGTGCAGACTCAATCAATTTCGGGATTTCAGTATTGCAGGAACGTAACTTATTAGTTACTAAGCAAAGCACCAACCTAATAAAAGAGCTGCGCAACTACTCTTGGGACACCGACAAAACAGGCAAGCGACTAAATGTCCCAATCGGAGAATACAATCACGCCATCGATGCGATGCGCTATTTTGCAATGATGGGCCTATCGATAAGAAAATCGAGAAAAGTTATCATAACGTAGGGCAAGTGCATGAATTTTTCCAAATTTTGCATACAATAGCAAACACCCGATATGGTACAAGTGCATGAATTTTTCCGAAAATGACACCCGATAGGGTATGAAAATCAATTATAAAAATTGATTATCACTTAAAAAATAAACAAAACAACATTTTTCAGTTATATAAGTATGAGAGTAGTAATCCCAACATCACTAAGCGAGATAAAATTATCGCAATACCAACGTTATCAAAAGGTATTAAAGGACAATTTAGACGATGAGACCTTCGTTTGCATTCAAATGGTGGCGATATTTTGCAACCTAACTGTTGCCGATGTAATGAAAATACCTGTTAATGATTTTACTGATATTATTGAGACTCTTGCAAAAGTTTTGGATCAAAAGCCAAAGCTCGTTCGCACGTTCAAAATGAATGGCGTTCACTACGGATTTATACCAAATTTTGATAAGATTACACTCGGCGAACACGCAACGATTGACACGCTTCTCGGAACTGACGAAAACATACCGCTTTTAATGTCGGTACTTTATAGACCAATTAAACGAAAGGCAGGCGAATTTTATGAAATTGAAGAGTACGATGGCGACGAAAGCAAGGCTGATTTTTATAAGGATGTCACAATGGATGTTGTGGTTGGCTCGATGCTTTTTTTTTGGACTTTAAACAAGGAATTGTTGAGCAATACCCTATCGCATTTGGAGGACAAAGCAGCGAGGGAGGGACTGAATTTGGAGGAAATTTTGGAGAACGCTGGGGTTGGTATCAAAGCTTTGTTCGATTGTCGCGTGAACTTAGAATCCACGTTCGAGATGTGGGAAAAGAGCCTCTTCATGAATCACTCACGCTACTATCTTACCTAATCGACGAGTCTTTGGAGGAAGCCAAGCAAATTAAAAAACAAATGAAATAATGCGAACATTTTACCAAGCAATAGACTACATAAAAACCACGCTCGAAAGTGCGCCGCTTTTGAACACAATTACTCAAGGCACGGACATAATCGACAACGTAAAAAAGAATATATTTCCCTTAGCTCACATCAACGTACTATCGTCAGTCGTTAGTACTGGTGTTGTGACTTTCACGTTTGAGGTGGCAGTGGTTGACATTCGCAATATGTCAAAGGTGCAAATCAAGGACAAATTTTTAGGCAACGACAACGAACTCGACAACCTAAACACGTGCCACGCGATACTCAACTACATGATCACGAAAATGCAGCTCAGACGCAACGAGAACGACATCGAACTTTTAAACGAGCCAAATTTGCAGCCGATATTTATGGCTTTCACAAATGCGCTCGACGGTTGGAAGTGTGATATTGAGTTAAGCGTTCCAAACGATCAATTCTCAGTTTGCTGCGATGGAAACTAAAATAGTTCAACAGGCCCTCAATGATTTTGGCGCGTTAGTTGTTCAGCGAGCGCAAGCCAATTTAAAACGAGGTGGTAAATATGGCACGCACAACGCAAGCGGAAACCTATCGAGGTCGCTCACGTTTAAAACAAAGATAAACCCGAACTCCTTAGAGTTTGATTTCTTTGCCGAGTCTTACTGGAAGCTATTAGATTATGGAACAACAGGAAGCCAATCGAGTAGAAAGGCACCAAAATCGCCATACAAGGCCAATGCGTCAACAGGTGCAATTGATAAGTGGGTTGTTCGTAAAGGATTGAAAGGCACCCGAAGCGCAAGCGGTCAATTTACAAGCCGCAAATCTTTGGTCGCAGAGATAACTCGCTCGATAAATAAAACAGGAACACCCGAGACGAAGTTTTTCCGCTCGGCATTTGATTTAGAATACCAAAACTTTGACCAAGTTATAGCCGAAAAATACGGCTTAGACTTAGAATCATTTTTAAAATACGTAGTAAATGAAAATATTAAACGTTAGAAGTCCCTATTTTTTACAAGTGCGCGAGGAGACTCAAGTCGCTGCACAAATACGGCTTTACATTTGGCACAAAGGCGAAACGCAACCAGCGCAACCGACATACTATCTTGAGAAAAAAATACCTTCTCCGACTGATTATGAGATTGTGTTTAACATCGCGCCGTTTATTGCCGAACAAATCAATCCGATTGATGCCTATACCGAAATTTATCCCGACCAGGAGAATAACGACGCTTGGGTATATGTCTTTGCGGAGTCTTACTACCAAATCGCAGACGACAAAACGTGGTATGCTGATCGCGAGTTTAATTTCGTAGGCGTTAGCGGTTTCACTTCTTACATGGGTGGCTACAATCAAATCACCGACGGCAAAATTGCATATTTGACAAATCCCGATATTAAGTATTATTTTGATGAGGATTTAGCTCAAGCAGATCTACCTTATTTTAACGTTTTAATTGATCACGATGGGGACTCACTTACGGAGGTTAAATGGACAAATCGTAGAAATTTGTCCTCAAGTACATTCACTCTTTTGGATGGAAGCAACGACGCTGATATTTATATGTTTAAAATCCCTGCAAAAAACGCAGACATTACAAACCATAATTTCGGCAATGACATCATAATCGAGAGCGAGCTGGTTGAAACGATACAACCGACCGTCACAATGATACCAATTTGCGAGGGCAAATACACGCCAGTAGTGTGCGAGTTTTTAAACCGATTTGGAGGGTGGCAATTCCTTACGTTTTTCAAAGCGCAAACAAATAGTTTGCAAACTGAAAACTCAACCTTTCATTTATTGCCCGACGAGTTAGATTATAACCCACAACGCAACCAATTCCAATCGTTCAATTTTAGCGGTAAGCAAAGCGTGACACTTAATACAGGTTGGGTTGACGAAAACTTTGCGAATGTAATCACGGATTTGATGTTGAGCGAAACTGTTTTATTGGATAACAAACCAGTAAACGTGAAGACAAAATCGACCAATCTTAAGACTCGAATCAAAGATAAAAATATCAATTATACAATTGATTTCGAGTACTCGTATAACTTAATTAACGACGTGATTTAAATGGTTGCATTATACATTTACGACTTCGACGGCCAAGCGGTCAACCGAATTGAGTTATTTAACGATGAGAAAATTTCGGTGGTTTCAAGTATCACTAATTTCAACAATCTTGGAAGCCTATTTACCGACTATTCTCAGACGTTTACAGTCCCAGCGAGTAAGCACAATAATACCATTTTCAAACACTGGTATGAGTCAGCCGTTGGACTTACAAGCGATGAAGATCCGCTAGACGTGGATTTCGCTTTTGATCACAGGATAAAATACTACGGCTACATCGAGATTGACTCAATCCCATTTCGTGATGGTAAATTCTTAATGCAAAAGGCCAATAAGAAAAATAATTTTATTGAAAGCTATACGATTAATTTTGTAGGTAATTTGGTGCAACTTAAAGACAAATTTAAGGAGGACAAATTGAACGTTCTTGAAGGATATGAGTCTTTAAATTTTGAGTATAATTTTACCAATGTAATTGATGGGGCCTATCCAAATATAAAGTTTCCGCTTATTGCTTCAACGCGTCGATTTGAATTTGAGACAGGAACGTCAAGCGATGTAACTACAACCGCTGGAGCGATACCTTATACCGAGTTATTTCCTGCAATTCGAGTGAGCAAAATCTTTGATTTTATCGAAAGCACATACGACTTAAATTTTGTAGGGGATTTTTTAAATTATGCTTTATTCAAAGAGTTATTTTTATTTTGTAAAAACTCGGAAGAATTCAATTTTTATGGAGAGCCTCAAAGTCCAAATTTTACATCAACCACTCCTGCAAGTTTCCCCGAATTTAATTTAGCGCTTGACCAATGCACCGTATCATTTGGACTTGATCCCGACGCTTTACGATTAGAGTCATGGATAAAAGTATACCCAACTGATCCGACAATTAAATACACCGTTCAAATATTTGACAACGATGTACTATACGCGACTTACGAAGACATCGAAGGCGATAGCGATTTAGGATATTATAGCAAGTATAGACAACAAGAGAACACAATAAACGGCCAATATGTGACGCGTCGATTTACTTATAAAATCAGCTCAGAGCTTCCAATGACTTACGACGCATTTGTAAATTTAAAACGTAATTATGGAAGTGCTACTACTTTCTTTTATAGAACGGCAAACTCTTACTCAAACACCACGTCGGGAGATTTACAAATTCGCAAATACATTCCAGACTTGACTGTTGAGGCTTTTGTAACCTCAATAGTAAAAGCGTTGAATTTGGTTGTAATTCCAATCAACGAAAATACTTTTGAATTTCAACCGCTTGAGGCTTTTTATCAAGAGGGCAGAGTTGTGGATTTAAGCGAGTACATTCACGCCGAAGACATAGAGGTAAACAGGCCAAATCTATTTCGACAAATCTCATTCAAATACGAGAAATCGGACAACGTTTTAAATACGAATTTTAGAAATACTTTCAATCGTGACTATGGCGATTTAACATACGACAATCCTAACTCGGCATATACTACAAATTACGAGGTTAAATTGCCGTTTGAAAATATCATGTGGGAGCGTTATACTGGTTATGATTTTATCACGGCCACTTGTTGGAATATAAACCTTCAGCCCTACGTACCGAAGCCTATTTTAATGTATTATAACGGAATTCAAGAGTTGAGTGATGGCAATATTTACTACACTGACGGAACGACTCCATCCTTGTATTTAGATTACCCTCGTTTTACAAATGAACTTGGAGCAGGCGGTAGTGATTTGTCCTATTTGCAAACGCTAAACTGGGGCGAAGAAATATCAACGTGGTTTTTAGGTAGTGCGCCAAGTGGTTTATTTCAAAGATACTATCAAAACTCAATTTTTAACATTTACAACCAAAGAACGCGAGTAATAAAAGCGAAAGCGCAGCTCGACACCTATTGGCTCACATCGTTAAAATTGAATGATCGTATTGTGGTATCAAATAAACGCTATTTAATCAACACGATGACAACCGACCTCACAACAGGCGCAGTCGATTTCGAGTTGATTAATGATTTTAGAGATATTCAAGGAGCCGTTGCGAGACGTTACTCAAACATTCAAGGTCTTGAGCTTGACAATACGGCCCAAAATATCGAGGTGCAATTGTATCGAATCGACTACGACTATTTTAATGTGGTTGCGTCGGGTGGGTTTTTAAGTTATCCGTTGACATCAAACAACGACACGGACATAATTTTAAAACTGACAATTTCAGCGAACACAACAGGCGTATATAGAGAGGACTCAGTCGCGTTGCAGTACTATTTAAATGGAGTAGAAACCGAAGTTAAAATACCAGTTTATCAAAATGCTTAATAACATACTACAAATGCTCCAAATCGCGGAGCAATATGAGAACAACGAGACTATTGCAATTGCAAAAGGCCGTTACGAATACACGCGCAACTATTTACAACTATTTAAAAAGGCAATCAAATGGCAATAGAGAAGGTAATTGATATAAAAGTACAAGGCAACGTCAACGAGGCGGTTGGCTCTTTACGCTCACAATTAAGACAAGCGCAAGCGGAAGTTGCTGCGTTATCGGATAAATTTGGGGCAACGTCAGCAGAAGCAGCGCAAGCCGCAAGACGTGCCGCAGAATTAAAGGATCAAATCGGAGACGCTAAGGCGTTGACTGACGCGTTCAATCCCGATGCTAAATTTAAGGCCTTAACGGCTTCTTTGTCGGGTGTTGCGGGAGGCTTTGCTGCGGTGCAAGGAGGAATGGCTTTAGTAGGTGTTGAGTCTGAAAATGTAGAGGCTACGCTTTTAAAAGTTCAATCCGCGATGGCTTTGTCGCAAGGATTGCAAGCGGTTGGAGAAAGCCTCGACTCGTTTAAACAATTAGGCGCAGTGATAAAAGAGCTTAACATTGTAAAATTAGCGTTTAATTTTATTGAGACAGGGCAAATAGGATTGGTAAGAGCCAACACTTTAGCCAAAACTCAAGACGCTGCGGCAACCGCTGCGCTTACAACTGCAACCGCTGCATCAACTGCCGCTACTGGAACGGCTACTTTAGGTTTAAAACTTTTTAGACTTGCAATAATTGGCACAGGTGTAGGAGCTTTAGTTATTGGACTCGTTGCATTGTATCAAAATTTTGACAAAGTAAAAGAGGCTGTGTTAAATTTATTACCAGGATTAGCAGACATTGGCGAATTTGTCGGTAATGTAATAAATTCCGTTACTGATTTTGTTGGAGCAACTTCTGACGCGAGTCGCGCACTTGATAGATTAAAAGCTGAGGCCGATGCTACTTTGGCACTGAATAAAAGGTTTATGCAAGAGCATGGCGATCAAGTCGACCAATACACCGCCAAAAAAATAGCCGCCAAAAATGCATATTTAGAAGCGATAAAAGAAGACGGCGCAAATGTAGCCGCTTTAGGTCAGCGTTTAAATAGAGAATTGGCAGCAATAGACAAAGAGCGGGAGGCTGATCGCAAAAAAAATAGAGAGAAAATACAAAAAGAACAAGAGGAGGAGCAAAAAAAGGCAGACGATAAAATAAAAGAAGACGCCGAAAAAGCTAAAAAAGCAACCGAAGCGAGAAATAAACAAATACAAGACGAGTCGGATTTTATGACTCGTTTAAGAAACGCACCCATTGAAGCCGAAGCGCAAGAGCGACAAAATAGATTGGATGCTTTAGAAGAATTTTTAGCAAAAGAAAATGAAATTGAAACTAACGCCTATATTTTATCTGAAGCACAAAAAAAAGAATTTGCAGATAGAGAAATGGCTTTGGATATTGCAATAACAAATGCAAAACGTGCGGCGTTAGATACAGCTTTAAATATTTTGATGCAATTTGCGGGTAAAAATAAAACAATTGCATTGAGTATTATTGCTATTCAAAAGGGATTAGCAATTGCCGACGTAATTGTTGGAGCCTCAAAGTCTATCGCAGCAGCAACGGCCTCAGCAGCTCCAACTCCTTTAAACCCTCCATTTTTAGCCCCTGGTGTTGTAAACCCTTCGTTTGCAATAAACGCTAAACTTGCGGCAAAAAGTATTTTATTAACTAAACTTACCGCGGGGACATCAATCGCTTCTATATTAGCAGCGGGGATTGGACAAGCCGCATCGATAACAAGCGGCGGCGGTGGCGCATCAGGCGGAGATAGCGGCGGCGGCGGCGGCGCAGCAGGTGCAAATGCTCCTCAATTCAACGTTGTTGGCTCAACAGGTGTCAACCAATTAGCGGGCGCTATAGGCAATCGAGAGGCGGCTCCAGTTCAAGCGTATGTCGTTGCAAATAATGTGACAACGGCCCAAAGTTTAGACCGTAATATCATTCAAAGCGCAACGCTTGGGGGGTAAAAAGTCAATTTAAAAGTTGAAAAAAGGGTTAAGTATTTCAATCTAAAGATTGAAAACGAAAAAAAGTTTATAACAAACAATTAAAAATCAGTTATTAGGGTATGGACACTTACAAAGTAATGTTTAATGAGGAAGATAACGAGGGCGTTTATGCCGTTTCACTCGTATCCGATCCTGCAATTGGAGTGCAGTTTATCACTTTGTCACAACAAAAAGAGATACAACTCGCAACCATAAACGAGGAGCAGCGTATTTTGTTAGGCGCGGTATTGATACCAAACCAACCAATCTATCGCAACCAAGACGGCCACGAATTTAACATCGTATTCCCTGCGGAAACGATTAAGCAAGTGCAACAAAATTTCAGTCGTCAAGGATATCAGAACAACTCAACGATTGAGCATTCGGGTACACAAATCGAGGATGTAACTTTTGTTGAAACGTGGATAAAAGAAGACGAGGTACACGACAAATCAACGATGTACGGATTTAACGAACCAGTTGGAACGTGGTTTGCTGCTATGAAAGTAAACAACGAGGACATTTGGAACAACTACGTTAAAACAGGCAAAGTCAAAGGCTTCTCAATTGATGGGGTTTTTGATATGGAGAAAGTAAATTTAAAAAGTGAATATAGTATGAATTTAAATGAAATCGTTAACGCGATAAAAGACGGTTTCGCTTCGGTAAAGTTATCGAACGAGACTGAGCAAGTGGAAGTGACTATGTCGACCATGATGCTCAAAGATGGTGTTACCGTTTTGGAGGCTGAATCATTTGAAGCGGGGCAACCTGTTTTTATTGTGGCTGAAAACGGAGACAAAGTTCCTGCTCCAATCGGAGAACACGAACTTGAAGACGGTAGAATTTTGGTAATTACCGAAGAAGGTATGATCGCCGAAATAAAAGAAATGGAGGCTGAGACCGAAGTTGAAGTGACTGTTGAGGCTGACGTTGAAATGTCCAAAGAGGATCAATTCGCGGAGTTAGTAAAATCAATCGTTACATCAATGAGCGTTGAAGTTGCTAAACAAATCGAAGCGGTAAGAACTGAGTTAAGCTCACAAATCGCTGAGGTTAAAACTTCTCAAGTTGAGGTTAAGGCTTCAACAAAAGCGAAACCCGAAGTTAAAGAGGTTTCAAATTCAAATGTCAAATTGACAAGAACACAAAAAATTCAAAATAATCTTAAAAACTTAAACTAATGCCTACTACAACTACAGTAAGTTCAAATTATGCTGGCCGCGATGCGGGCGTAATTATTGGTCAAGCGTTCAAAACGATTGACACTATCGAAAAAAATGCGGTAACTATCGCTGAAAATGTAAACTACAAATTGTCTTTGCGTAAAATCGCTTATACTGACGGAACAACTGCATACACTTGCGGATTTGCTCCTGCTGGGACAATCGTATTAAACGAAAACTTAATCGAGCCTTTCAAATTCAAAAACGATTTTGACGTTTGTAAAGAAGATTTCCGTGCTACTTGGTCTGATGGAATCATGGGCGCAGGTGCTGCAAACCCTACCGCTCCTTCTGACATCATGGACGCTATCCAAGCTGAGGTTTTGGGTGCTATCGGAGAGAAATTGGAAACTGACATTTGGCAGTCATCAACAAATTTCGACGGTTTCTTAACTTTATTTGCTGACGATGATGACGTAAACAAGCCAACTGCTGACGCTGTTGTTTCTGAGTCAAACGTTTTGGCTAAGTATTTGAAACCTGCTTTAGCTGCCGTGCCAATCGCTTTGAGAAATAAAGATTTAGTATTTGCAGTATCTCCTGACGTTGCTCAATACTATGCTTTCTACTTGTCAACTCAAGGTATCGTTTACGGAAACGGAAATACTGACTTCGCTTTAACTTTCGGACGTCACACAATGACCGTATTAAACGGATTGCCTGCAAACACCGTAGTTATTTACGAGCGTAAAAACTTAGTATTCGCTACTGGTTTAACTGCTGACCACAATCAAGTTGCTTTGGTAGACGAAGACGAAATCGGTCTATTGACTGGTAAAGTTCGCGGCAAGGTAGTTTACAACGTTGGTGTTGGATACTACAACGCTGAGGAAATTGTTTACTTGACTTACGAAGCATAATACTAATAAAGACCGCCTCTTAAGTGGGGCGGTTTTAAATACCTAAAAAATAGATGGCCTGTTTAATAACAAAGGGTAAATTATTGGGTTGCAAAGACCAACGCGGTGGAATTAAAAATTTGTATTTTGCAAATTATGCCGATTATGGTTACACGATTGCAGCTCAAGTATTGACCGACCTTGGAGACCTTGCTGAGGTTTTCAAATACGAGGTAAAGGCTACAACAAACGCCTTGACCGAAACTGGTACAAGTTCAGAGGATAACGGAACATTTTTGAACGCCCAATCTTTGGCCGTTACGCTTCCGAAATTAGGTGCTGACTTGCAAGCTCAAATCCAATTGATTTGCGCTGGTAGACCTCAAGTTTTCGTTGAAGACTATAACGGAAATATAATGTTAATTGGTGCCACAAATGGCACAATGTCAAACTGCACAAAAGTAAGCGGAGGAGCTGGAGCCGATTTAAGCGGTTACACTTTGACTATCGCTGCTGAGGAGTCAAACTTATCTCCATTTTTAAATTCAGCGATGATAACTGCGCTTTATGCGTTAGTTTCTGAAGACGTTGTTTCTTAATTCTTTTCATAGTTTTGTCATTAAACGCTCCTTATTGGGGCGTTTTTTGTTACAAAACACTATTTTTCAGTTAATATAGTATGTGGATATTCAATTTAACTGCGCCTTATCAATTCCGATGCATTCCGAGAGGCTACGATAGTGGCGAAATCACGTTTTTATTGCGTGATGAAACGCGAGACATCACTCACGAAATCGCCGTTACTGGCGTATATTACCAAAATAACGTGTTAGTTTTGGTATTTGACGAGCCGATCATGAAGGAGGGCCAATCGTTTGAAGTTACAATCAACGAGGATGACAATTTAATTTATAGAGGCAAGGCTTACGCAACGGCTCAGACTGACTTAGAGAATTTTGAACTCAATAACGGAGTTCTAAAAGTATAATTTATGGAAAAATTACAAATTATAAACCTATCGAATTACATTCGCCCCGAGATTAAAGAGGTGTCGGGTAAAAAGTGGGTATTAAATGGAGACAAAAACTCGTTTTATCAAGTCATTATTGACGCCTATAACGGATCGCCTACAAACTCGGCGATTATTGATAGTTATTCGCAGTTCATTTATGGTAAAGGATTGACCTCAAAAGACAAGTCACGCAAGCCATCAGAATGGGCGGCGATCATTTCGCTCGTTTCAAAAAAAGATTTACGTAAAATATGCAAGGATTTCGAGATGTTTGGAGAGGCTTCACTGGAAGTAAAATATTTAAATGGCAAAATCCAAAGATGTTTTCACGTAGCCAAACAACGAATTGCTCCAGAAGTTGCAAACGAGGAGGGCGATATAACAGGATACTATTATAGCTACGACTTTGCAAACGTAAACAAATATAAACCCGAACGAATCGACGCATTTGGATACGGCGAAGGAATGGGCGAACGCTCAGAAATTTACATTATTCGTGATTACCAAGTTGGGCAGTTTTACTATTCAAATCCTTCGTATGTGTCGGGGATTAGTTGGGCCAAAATGGAGGAGGAAATTTCAAACTACTCAATCAACCATATTCAAAAAGGGTTGAGCTTCGGCCATATTATTAACATGAACGCTGGAGTACAAGAGTCAATTGAAACAATCCAAGAGAATACACGCCAAATCCGTAACCACTTAACAGGATCACAAAACGCGGGTGCATTCTTTTTAAATTGGAACGACAACAAAGACTCCGAGATTACAATTTCCGCTTTGGAAGTTAGCGACGCACACCAACAATATGCCTATTTAAGTACTGAGGCAAGACAACAACTTTGCACGGCTCACAAACTTACATCGCCAATGCTTGTAGGAGTAAAAGAATCGAGCGGGTTTAGCTCAAACGCTGAGGAAATTAAAGTTGGATTTGAGGAGTTAATGATCAACGTAATCAGACCAAAGCAAGAGATTATACTCGACGGATTGATGGAGATTTTTGCCGTTAATGGCATTACTTTGGACTTACAATTTGAATCGTTAAGAGCTGAGGATGTAGTTGCCGTAACTGATGGCGGCCTTGATAAAGCAACAAGCGACGCGGCAGTTTCTTACAACGGCGCACAAATTTCGTCAGCAATTGACATATTCGCCAAAGTAAAAGAGGGTATTTTAACAACCGAGCAAGCGATTGTTTTCTTAGTTCAATTCTTAAACATTCCCGCTCAAGTGGCTCAAGCGTTATTTTCGCAACAGGCCGCAGCGGTTACGCAGTTGTCAAACCAAGGCTTTGACGACTTAGGCGAGGACATTGATTTAAACGAATGGGAACTTATAAGCGCAGAAGCGGTGGACTACGATAAGGAGGCCGAGCTTGACGCTGAGGTTGAGCGTTTAAATAACGTTAGTACTAAACTAATGAAAGTCGCTTTAGATAGCGTTTCAACAGGTGTAGCGAGAACTAAAAGCGTATCTGAGCAAGACACAAAATTGTATATTACTCGTTATCGTTATAGCGGAAACCCAAATCCAGAACGAGCATTTTGCAAAGCAATGATAAAAGCAAATAAATTGTATCGAAAAGAGGATATTGAGTTAATGAGTACAAGAAACGTTAACCCTGGATTTGGGATGCATCCAAACCCAAATCAGCCTTATGATATCTTCCTTTGGAAAGGTGGAGGCTTACAAAGTGAGGCTTTTCCATTCGGAACATGTAAACATTTTTGGGTTCGCGAAATGTATAGAAAAATAGGAACAGGTAAAAATACCGCCGCACAACCATCAACTCCAGCTGAAGTTAGAAAAGCGGGAGAAATTGCTCCAACAAATAACCCTAAAGCGTACATTGCGCCTCACGACATGTAATTTATGGCAACTATTATACTTTTAAAAGAAAACGAACTCACTAAAAACACCCTACTCGGGGGTAATATTGACATTGATTTATATATTCCTTGCATTGCAGACGCTCAGCGCACCCGATTAGAGGAGATTTTAGGCGAGACATTATACGATAAAATTTGCGAGGACTTCGATAACGACGATTTGGTCGACGATTATTTAATTTTGTACGAAGATTACATCAAACCTTTTTTAATCGCTGCAAGCGCGGTAGAATACCTCCTAATCGGGGCGTATAAAGTAAATAACAACGGTATATTTAAGTCACAACCCGACAACTCGGTGGCAATTGATAAAACTGAGGTAGATTATTTGGTTAATAATATGCGATTAAAAAGCGAGATGTATCAAGACCGATTACTTCGTTGGCTTAATAAATTCCATTTACCTGAGTATGTAAGCAATTCCAATAACATCGTCAACCCTTTGCGTTCGCGTTTAATTTGTGGCAAATGGTGGCTTGATCGACCTTACTAAAATATGAGAAAAGTAGACAAACGAACTGAGGAAAACATCAAAAAATTAAAACTATTTTTAAAAAATGGCATCGACATTAAATTTCACGACCAAAAGAGGGGACACGTTCAAACAAACGGACTTTCAAATAAACGTTAACGAGGCACCACTTGACCTAACTGATGGCGATGTCAAAATGCAATTGCGTAAAGAGGCAGGCGGTGTCGTTGCGCTTGAGGTGCCGATTACTATTTTTGACGCTACAAATGGAGAGTTTTGTATTGATGAGCAAATCATAAATATACAGGCTTGCACTTACAAATATGACATTCAAATCACGCAATCGAGTGGCGAGGTTGACACTTGGATTAGTGGACTATTTACAGTAACCGACGATATTACACGATAAGCATGGCGGATAACGTTAACATTATAGTACAAGACACGATCAACGACATCGTAGTAAATGCAGCCATAGTAGTTGAGACAATCGACATCAACGTACAAGCTGCGGTCGATGTGGTTGACATCGTAGCCAATCCAAATAACTACGTTGTAAATATCAACCGAATTATTGGCGAGCAAGTGCAGTCGGATTGGACACAAACTGACAACCAAGCTCCCGACTACATAAAAAACAAGCCTACAATTCCTGCGGCTCAAGTCAATTCCGATTGGGACGCAACGACTGGGGTTGCTCAAATACTTAACAAGCCCACTTTGGCAACCGTTGCAACAAGTGGCAGTTATAACGATTTGATAAACAAGCCGACAATCCCTGCGGCGGTTACAAAAACAAGCGACCTTATAAACGATGGCGAGAATGGCGTTTATCCATTTATAACGGCTGCCGATATTCCTCCAGTAACGGGATTTGTTCCTTACACTGGAGCAACGTCAAACGTTGACTTGGGCGAATACGAACTAAAAGCGGGACAAGTTACACTTGACACGTCGCCAACAGGCACGGCAGCGGTTGCGACAACACGATGGAACGATACAATCGGAAGCACCCAAACGACTTTAAAAGGTGGCAGCGTAGTTTTAAAAAATGGTGTTGATTTAGTTGCTCGAGTAGTAAACAAAGTAACGCCAAACACAACGCTCACAAAGGCAGCGTATCAAGCGGTAAGAATAAGCGGGGCGCAAGGTCAACGATTGGCCGTTGCATACGCTCAAGCGAATAACGATAACAATTCAGCCGATACAATTGGAATTGTTTGCGAAACAATAGCGACAAACCAAGAAGGTTTTATTTTAACCGTTGGCCAATTAGAGGAGATTAATACAACAGGTAGTTTACAGGGCGAAACGTGGGCGGATGGCGATGTACTATATTTATCGCCTACAACGGCAGGGAGATTGACTAATATAAAACCAACAGGCGCAACAGGGCATATTGTTGTAATGGGTTATGTTGAATATGCTCACGCAGTACACGGCAAGATTTACGTTAAGATTATGAACGGATGGGAGCTTGATGAGCTTCACAACGTGTCTATAACATCGCCTGCAAATCGTGATTTATTAGCTTACGATAGTTCAGATTCTCTTTGGAAAAATAGCTCTTTTTATAATAGGTCTTTAGGTGGTGTTCAATTTTTTACTGATTTTGATAGCTCAAGTTCATTTGATAATTTTGTAGCTGTTATTGGAGGTGTTGCTGCTGCTACAAATAGATTAAACAACAACGTACCAAATCAAACCGCAAACCAAATAGGAATAGCGCAGTACCAAACAGGAACGAGCATTACGGGATTTGCAATGCACATAACGGAGGCTTCTGCAAATGCACAACAATTTCAGTTGGGTGGTGGTACTTGGATGTATGAAAGTTATATAGAAGTAGATACTTTGTCAGACGCAACTGATGGATTTAGATTCACAAGCGGATTTGGAAATGTTTCTACCGCAGCAGGAGAGGTAAACGGTGTATTTTTTACTTATGATTTAGGCGCAACTGCAAATGGAACAGCCGCAAGTGCTAATTGGCAATGTGTAACTACTGTTGGAGCTGTTCGTACATTAACAACAACATCTGTACCCGTTACAACCACTTGGACAAAATTAAGAATTATTATAAATGCAGCCGCAACCGAAGTTAAATTTTATATAGATGGAACTTTAGTAGCCACGCATACTACAAATATACCTGTGTTTACAACAAGAATAAAAGTATTGCAGAAATTAGCAAAAACAGTAGGTATATTAAATAGATTTGTTTATTGCGACTATTTATTTTATGAAAATAATTTAACTACTTTGAGATGATACTAACCAAATACCGAATGATAACCAAAGATGGTTACATTGAAACATTAAATTTAGCCGAAGCGCAAGCACACGGAAATTATATTATTGTAGAAGAGGAAATCGATGAAGCAAATTAAGGAGCATTTACTGCCGATTATTTTAATCGTTTTGGGAATCTTAGACCAAACGACTCACTTGCTTGTTGATTTAATTAGCCAGTTAGGATTGCCCGATTATTTTGGAACAATCCTAAAAATTTTAGTTATAGTATTGGGAGGGATAAAGTTATACCTTTCGCAGCCAAACAAATTTAACTCATGAGCAACATTGAAAGCGAGCGACTGGATCGCATTGAGCAACACCTTAAGCAATTGAAACTCGATAGCGAGATTCGCTCAAATGACATAAAGGAAATTAAGCAGGCCCTACTCGGGAACGACCTCAACGGATTTCGTGGACTTGTTTGGAAAATATCGGACATTGACACGCGAGTGATTGACCTGGAGGAGAACGATGCCGAGCTTAAGGTGTACATCAAACAAGCAAAAGTCATTGCCGTAGCGTTTACCGCTGCGCTTGTAACGTTATTATTTAAAGCATTTGCAAAATGAAACTAAATAACGCGGGATATCGACTGATTTGTAAATTTGAGGGGTTTAGTTCTAAGCCGTACCTTTGCAGCGCAAAAGTGCCGACCATAGGTTATGGAAATACTTACTACCTAAATTCGAAACGCGTCACTTTACTCGATAAGCCAATCACGGAACTCGAAGCCTTTGAGATGTTTAAAGTTATAGCCGATAAATTCGCTGCAAGAGTGAGTAAATTAGTTACCGCGCCACTTGATCAAGGACAATTCAACGCGCTGGTTTCATTAATGTACAACATAGGCCCTGCCAACTTTGAAAAATCCACGCTATTGCGTAAGGTCAACTTTAATCACTTTGATCCGTCAATTCGGGCCGAGTTCCTAAAATGGAACAAGGCAGGCGGAAACGTTTTAAAAGGTCTCACAATCCGACGCAAAGCCGAAGCCGACATATATTTTGGAGAGTAAAATCACATACAAGGGCGAAATCGCCCGCGAGTATATCGCAAAGTTTCCAAAGTCATCAACGATGGCAATCTCAAGACTATTGCACCAAGATTTCCCGATTGATTTTACAAGCGTTGACAATGCGCGTGGCATAGTGCGAACACATCGCAACGAACGCTCAGACCGTCAAGAGAAAAACTCAATCGGAGAACGAACTGAAAAAGAAAAGAAACAATTTATGAGTAAAGAATTTGAGTTACCCGAAAGCGACTACGAGAAGCAAGGCACGGTCATCGTTCCAAACAAAAATATCCTATTTTTAACGGATATACATTTCCCCTACCAAAACAACGACGCGCTTAGACTTGCTATCGACTACGGCAAGGCTGAGAACGTGGATTGCGTTTACTTAAATGGGGACACTATCGACATGTATATGTTATCGCGTTTCATAAAGGATCGCCGTTTGCGAAATATGGCCGATGAGTTGGAGATGACGCGCAACTTTTTAAAGAATTTGCAGGATCACTTTCAATGCCCGATTTATTTTAAGATAGGCAACCACGAGGACCGTTGGCAAAATTTCCTTAAAATGCAGGCTCCTGAGTTGTTGGGTATTCCTGACTTTGAACTTGCAACGATTTTGCGCTTTGGCGAATTCGGTGTGCAAGAGGTTAAGTCAAAACAAATCGCAAAGGCAGGCAAATTGCCACTATTGCACGGACACGAATTTTTTAGTGGCTTTGCTCCGCCTGTTAACCCAGCGCGAGGTCTTTATATGAAAGCCAAAGAGTCTTGTATTATTGGACACCACCACCGAACAAGCGAACACACGGAGGTTAATCTTAGCGGAGAGGTTACAACGACTTGGTCAGTCGGTGCGCTTTGTGGATTAAGCCCGGAATATCAGCCCTATAACAATTGGAACAACGGCTTTGCCCACATTCACGTTGAAAAAAACGGCGATTACGAGGTGAATAATTTGCGAATTGTAGAAAATAAAATCCGATAAAATGAGATATTTATTTATATTGCTATTACTCGTGAGCTGCGGGGCGCGTAAAATAAACAAAAGCACAACCGAGACCGAGACAAAAAGCGAAATATCGGTAATTGATTCCACAAAAGTTGTAACTTTTACGGATTCAAGTAGCACAATTTGCACCGATGAGTTTGAAATCACGCCAGTCGACACACTTAAACCGATTGTTATTATAGATAGTCAAGGCAAAAAGACTACAATTAAAAACGGCCGTATTAAGAAACGAACGCAAATAAGCCGATTTAAAGCGTTAAAATCTCAAAGCGTACACAATACACGCAAAACTAAAAAAACTACCACACAATCGACCAAAGCAAGCGAAAAACACGTTGAGCGCAAAGAGTCGTTCGGTTGGTTGTGGTTGATCCTTATTATTGCGGTTATTCTCTACATTTACCGCCGCTTTTTTATCTCCCGTTTTATTTAGAATTTGTATAAATAAGCATTAAAACTAAACTTTTTTTAATTTTTTGTTGTTTAATTAATTTCTTGTTATATATTTGCTGAAGAAATAACAACAAATAAAAACACAAACATTATGACTTACACTAAATTATCAAACGGAAACTACGAATTTAAAGGTTTAGATACTTGGACAGGAAAATTTATCGAGGGTAATATTATATATCAACCAAACGATAATTGTTTATCAAAAGCTTGGCAAGTTGTTTTCGGTTTAGGAACTGACGAAATTAATAGAGCTTTTTTTGCTAAGTCATTAAAAGATTGTAAAAATTGGTTAAAATAATAAATAATTAAAACTATGAAATACTTTTTACAACATCGCAAACCGCAGTACATTTTTTGTTTAATTATGGCCGCCTATTTTATCGGTCAACTAATCTTTAGATCATAATGGAAAACTTAGAACTTGAAATTAAAAAACACGAACGCGCTATTAAAATACTTGAGGCGTTCAAAGAAAGCGACCGCCGCTTTAATGACCACAAAAGTCGAATTGAACGTAACGAGCGTTTATTTGGTTTGGATGTGCAAGACTGGAACAAACAACGAATGATTGCTAACTTTAATATCGGCCTAAGATTGGCCCGAATGTATGAGAACTTATAGACTATATTACTACACCGAGCACTACGATGAATGTTTTGATTACGACATGGACATCGAAGCCAGCAGCATCGCTGAGGCAATACTTATTTTTAATCAATCCTCAATAGTTTGCAAGCGCGTTTGGCGCGTTGAGGAATTACCATTTAGACACAAACGATGAGAAACGAACGAGGCGCAGGCCGTAAAACTAAATTTGTAGAAGGCACACAAACAAAAATACTTCACAAATTAATACCAATAGACTCGGAGAACGAGGTAAAACAATCAATCGATAAAATTATTTTAAAATGGATGAGAAAAAAATAAACCTCAAAGAGGCTAAAAAGTTTGACAAGTGGATGAAAAAAACCGTTAAGTCGGTTTATTATTCCGATCACAAAAAAATGACTAACGCATACTTAAAATTAAATTAAAACTATGAAAGATTTATTAAAAAAATTAAACGCTTGCGAAGAAGCAAGAGAATGGGCAGCCGATAAGAGCTGGGAAGAAGTTTACAACACTTGCCATCGTGGCGATTGGTTGCTTTGGTTATTCAGAAAAACAAATCCTGACGATTTGCAATTGCTGACTTTAGCGAAAGGCCATTGCGCTAATACAGTTAGACACCTAATGAAAGACGAACGAAGTATTAAGGCTGTAGATGCTGCAATAGCGTTCGGATTAAGTGAGATTACTAAAGACGAATTAGATGCTGCTGCTGCTGATGCTGCTGCTGCTTATGCTGCTGCTTATGCTGCTGCTTATGCTGCTTATCCTGATGATGCTGCTGCTTATGCTGCTTATGCTGCTGCTGATGCTGCTGCTGCTGCTTATGCTGCTGCTGCTGATGCTGCTGCAAAAAAAGAAAACCAACAACAAACGGCAGACATTGTACGAAAGTATATATCGATTGACAAGTTTAATATTAAACTTAACTAAAAATGGGAGCAACCGCAAAACTATTCCTTGAGAATTCAGAGGAACTTATCACGATGTACGAGCCATCGTTTACAAAAAAAGACGCAATCCTTACAGGAAAACGAATGGTTGACAACGTTATCAACGAGGGCAACGTGGACAAACACATGTTTATGGCAAACATTTGCCGACTTAAAGAGGTGGTCAATTCAGCCGACGCGGAAATGCGTAAGCACTTGCCCGAGGAAAAAATGACCTGCTACGGCGTTGAGTTCACACCAGTAAACGGAGGGGAGACGATAAACTTTGGAGACGATCCAATATATCAAAATCTTAAGGCAGACCTTAAAGAGCGCGAGGAGCTGCTTAAATTGGCTCTTAAACAAACTCAAACAATTTTCGACGCGTATGGTAACGAGGTGCCTCAAGTATCGGTAACGCCTCGCAAATCAAGTATAACATTAAAATTTTAATTATGATACAAGAAACACTTGAAGAAGCTGCTGAAAAATATAATTCACAGTTTGTAAGTCAAAATGAATTTGCTATTGAAGATTTTATAAATGGTGCTAAATGGCAACAAGAACAAATTTATAATCAAATCAAAGAATTGCACGACAACGAGCATATAACTGGATTTTCAAAAAGAGCGTATGCTCAATGCTTAGATATTATAGAACAATTTAAAAACAAATAAGATTATGGAAGTAGGACAAAAAGTAAGATTAAGAGAGACAAGTATTTTCGCAGCACTGGAAGACCGACACAACCCACGCGACAAGTACGGAACGGTTGTCGAAATAGGCAACGAGTCAAAGGACAAACGCAGAACGTTTGAGCTTCCAGTAGTTGTTGACTGGGGTGGCTTTACAAATTCATACCGTTATAGCGATTTATATGAGCTTTCGTAGGGCCAAAGAGATAGCAGCCAACATCGAACACGCCACAAATATCGACGTGTTCGAGAATGGGCGCACGCTGCCAGTCGTTGATGTACGAGCGTTATTTTGCTACATTTTACGAATAGATTTAAAGTACAAGGTAGTTGACATTCGGGACATTATTCGAGAATATAGGCCCTATGATCACGCAACGGTATTGTATAACGTTAAATTGTACGCCTCCGATGTAAGATTTAGAAGGCCCGACCTGGAGGAGTTAAGACTTCAGTTAATTAATCAGTACTCGCCTTATTTTATGATGCTTAAAAGAGTAAATCCAATAAACGACGAGGAACTAATGCAACAAATAATAAATTTAATCGACAATTATGAAACCACAAAACAAAAAAGAGTTGATCTTTGTGACGCGAGCTGCAATTGAGGCGGCTGCATTATTATTAATTATAACCGCAATAGCATGGCTAATATCACACCTTTAACGAGAATCAAACGAGTAATGCGATTTTACTACAATCGTGGAGTAAATTCGGAACGAGTGAACGATTTATATAGAAAAATTTTGTCAGATAAATATAAATCAGTAATTTAGCACTATCATAATAACCGCAGCAAGGCTCGAGCTGCTTCATTTCGTGCCACAAAAAACAATAATATTATGATTACTTCAAACAGACGCGCTGCATTCTCGCAGCCAACAACAAACCCAGCAACAAAATTTTTCGAGTGGAAAAGCAACGAGAAAACGTTTGCTTACTACGACAAAGAGACAAAGACAAACGTGAGCGTTGAGCTTCCGTTTAAATTCTTAGTTCTTGACGAACTGCACACCGTAAAAGGTTGGAACGACGCAACCGAGAGCGGTATTTATTCTAATGAGGTTAAATATATCTCAAAGGATGAAATGATTGTTAAGCCGTTTAAAGGCAACGAAATCGCTCGAGGTCTTTACAAAGACATCAAAGAGAAGGCAAAGGCCGCAGGAGGTCACTACGTTAAAAGTATTTATATAATGCTTGAGGGTGGCGAGATTGCAAACATTCAACTCAAAGGTGCAGCCTGTCAAACGTGGGGCGATTTTACCGCAAAGAGTAAAAGCCGACTCGTTGACGAGTGGGTTAGCGTGGTTGGCTTTGACGAGGCTAAAAAAGGAAGCGTTAAATACACAACGCCAAAGTTCGGATACCTTTGCTCACTTGATGGAGCCGAAGCCGATCTTGCCGACGAAGCGTTTAACACTTTGGAGGCTTATTTAAAAAGTTACCTCACGAAATCGGAGCCAGTTATAGCCGAGATTGAAGTTGAGGTCGACACAGACGATTTTGATTTTTGATTTTGATTTGGTTAAATAGTTGAGAAAGCGGTCTTCGGATCGCTTTTTTTATTCTCAAAGTACACATTTTAACCCTTTCCTATATACCCCTTAGAGAATAAAAAAATAAAATTGATAGGGGGGTCTACTTTTTGCAAAAAAATGTGTTGCATGTGTTGCGGATTGTAAATTTTTTTGTTTTATATTTGTACCCAATGGAGTGGTAGCCATTAAATAACTTATTTATAGGTCTGATTACCACGCGACTACCACCGCTGGTAATCGGGCCTTATTTTTTAAAACAAAATCAAATGATAGTATCAGTTTTCAAGGACTTATATAAGTCCAAAGACGTACCCTTTCACGTTCCACTTGATAAGATTGTCAAGAGAATTCAAAAGGGAACATCAAAAGAACTTGTCGAACAAATCAGAAACGGCAACGACAAGCTCAAAAACAATTTGCCCTGTATTATTTTTGCGGGTACGTTTACCGAGCGAAACTCAAACTCACTGCAAAAGCATTCGGGACTTATGGTCGTCGACTTTGACAAGTACCCAAGTACCGAGGTAATGTATGAACAACTGGAGCTGCTTAAGTCCAACCCTCACTTTTTACTTTTATTTATATCTCCAAGTGGTAAAGGAATAAAAGGGGTTATAAAAGTAAGTGATCAGTTGACTAAGGAAACCCATCCGAAAGTATTTAAAGAATTTTATAAAAAATTTGAGTACGACTATTTTGACATTGTCAATTCAAATGTTGACCGTGTTTGCTTTGAGTCTT